CAACTACAACTGATATTGCAGGTTTAACTTCTTTAGTTGTTGACAGTATTACTATCAATGGTGCTACTTTATCAACAACTGCTAGTAATACTGACATTGTTATGTCTCCTCACGGAACAGGAACAGTTACAGTACCAAGTGGTTACGAAGACAGAGCAGGATTTACAACTAACTCATTAGCAAACAAAGCTTATGTTGACCAAGTTGCACAAGGTTTAGATACTAAACCATCAACAAGAGTTGCTACAACTGCCGACTTATCAGCGACATATTCAAATGGGACTGCTGGTGTAGGTGCAACATTAACAGCAGGTTCAAATGGTGCAATTTCAATTGACGGTGTATCACTAAGTTTAAATGACAGAGTATTAGTTAAAGACCAATCAACAGCGGCTGAAAATGGTATTTACAGAGTATCAACAGTTGGTGATGGTTCAACTGCCTTTGTATTAACAAGAGCAACTCCTGAAGACCAACCTGCCGAATTAACAGGTGGTTCTTTCGTATTTGTTGAAGAAGGTACTGCTAACGGAGATAACGGTTATGTGTTTACTCACACAGGCGCTCCTACTTTTGGTACAACAAGTTTAGATGTTGCACAATTCTCAGGTGCAGGACAAATTACTGCTGGTGCAGCTTTAAGTAAAACTGGTAACCAACTTGATGTAGAAGTTGATGATAGTTCTATTGAAGTTAACGCAGACGCATTAAGAGTTAAAGCATTAGGTATTACAAATGCCATGTTGGCGGGTAGTATTGACGGTGCAAAGATTGAAAACTTTGTATTTACAGATGAAGGCTCTACACAAGGTGCAGTTCAAATTGGTAATGCAATGGAATTTTTAGCGGGTGAAGGTATTAACACAACTGCTTCAGGTGGCACTTTAACAATTGCAGGTGAATTAGCAAGTACATCAAACATTGGCGTGGCTTCATTTAATTCAGGTAATTTCACAGTTACTTCAGGTGATGTAACTGTTACGACTATTGACGGAGGTTCATTCTAATGAATTTATGGAAAAAAATTAAGGGTTGGATTGTAAAACCTTATATGAAACCCCTGGTATTAAAAGACGAAATCAATACAGATTTAAAACATTTAAAAACTCAAACAAAAGCTGAGTTAGAAAAATTAGGTAGAAAAATAGGTATTGAATTAGATAAAAGACTTACTAAAGATAAACTTATTAAACAAATTAGAAAACATAGTAAATAATGGCAACAGTTGTAAAACTAAAAAGAAGTGAAACAGCATTAGCTATACCATCAGCAGGTTCTTTAGAAGCTGGTGAATTAGCAATGAATGTTACTGACGGTAAATTTTATACTAAAACATCAGGCGGTTCTGTTGTTGAGGTTGGTGGTGCAGGTTCAGTTACTTTACAAGATGTTACAACAAATGGTGCAGTTACAACAGATGATATTGTATTAAACGGTTCAAATTTAGTTTTTGAAGGATTTTTAGAAAACGCATTTGAAACATCTTTAACAGTAGAAGAACCAACTGCTGATAGAACAATTACATTACCTAATCAATCTGGTGTTGTTGCAATGGATGGTGACGCATTAGCTTATAGTATAGTGTTTGGAGGATAATAAGTGGCAAGTTCATTTAAAAATTTTGGATTAGATGTTGGTGTTTTAGATGACGCAACAGGAAATATGTACACAGCTGGCGGTTCAGTACAAGCAGTTGTTCACGCATTATATATTTCAAATAAAAGTGCTACTAATGTTGCAAATGTAAATGTAAAAGTTACGACAGACGGCGGCTCTACATTTTTTCATGTAGGTAGAAGTTTAGAGGTAGATGTTAACAATACTTTAGTTTTAGATAAACCTATAAATTTAGAAGCGAGTGATATATTAAGAGTTTATGCAGACCCTAATCCAGACAGTTCGTCTGTAGATGTTGAGGCGTTTGCAAGTATATTGGAGATTAGTTAATGGCTATTAATAATCATGTTGTAAATACAGGCGGCCGTGGTAACAATATGTTCAGCGAGACCTTTCACGGTCTTAGAAGAACACAAGACGGAAAATTGTATTACACATTAAGAGATAGTAATGTTGGTACTTTTAGTAATGATGGTGGTTCGACTGAATTATCTAGTGACGCTGATTATGTTGCAGTTGTAGAAGAATATATTTCAGGTGCAGACGATACATTTTCAGGAGATGGTTCTGATACAACTTTTACACTATCTGATACAGGTAGAGAGGCAGATCAAATTGCTGTTTTTATTGATAGAAACAGACAAACTGCTACTACAGATTATTCAGTATCAGGTACAACATTGACTTTTGTAAGAGCACCACATAATAATGCAGAAATTTTTGTTAGAGTAATTAAAAAAGAATATAAAAATGAAACAACTGATACTTTTCAACAGTATCGTTTTGAAAATGGAAAGGCATATTACAAATTAAATACAG